AGCTATCGACCTTTCTTATGAAAATGAGAATACAATCGAAGAGTTTACAGTAGAACTTCAGGTTAATTACTGGGAGTCAAATACTACTAGCTAGAACTAGTATAAATAATATTAGAAGGAGGGGAAATAAACTTCCCCTCCCGATAATATTTAAGGGATAAATTATGGCAGATTTTTTCGGATTCGAAATTAATAGGAAGAAAGCGGCTCTTGAGCCCGTACGTCCTTCTTTCGTTCCAAATACAGATGAAGACGGTGCTGGTGTTATTCAGGCAGGAGGCCACTTTGGCGCATATCTTGACCTAGATGGTGATAAAGCAAAGAATGAAATAGAACTTATTTTTAAATATCGTGATGTATCTACTCAACCAGAGTGTGATGCAGCTATTGAAGATATTATGAATGAGGCAATTGTTGGAGGTCACGATGATACTCCAGTAAGATTAGTATTAGATGAAGTAAAGGCTTCAGATAAAGTTAAAGAAATTATGCAAGAGGAATTTGATAATATTCTTGCTATGTATAATTTTAACAGTTACGGACATGATATCTTCCGTAGATGGTATGTAGATGGCAGATTACCTTATCACGTTATTATTGATGATAAGAACCCAAAGAATGGTATCAAAGAATTACGTTACATTGACCCAACTAAACTTAGAAAGATTAAAGAGGTTGAAGAAGAGAAAGACCCTAAAACTGGGGCTAATGTTATTAAAAAGGAAAGTGAATATTTCCTATTCCAAGATGTTGCTATGGGCAAGTCTAATCAAGGAATTAAAATTCACCCAGATTCAGTTATCTATTGCACATCAGGTGTATTGGATGCAAGTAGAAGAAGAATATTAAGTTACTTACAGAAAGCAATTAAACCTGTTAATCAACTAAGAATGATGGAAGATTCATTGGTTATCTATAGAATAAGTAGAGCGCCAGAGAGAAGAATCTTTTATATTGATGTTGGTAACTTACCTAAGGGTAAGGCTGAAGAGTACTTAAAGAACATCATGGGCCAATATAGAAATAAAATGGTATATGATGCTAAGACTGGTAATATTAAAGATGATAAGAAGCATATGTCCATGTTAGAGGACTTTTTCTTACCAAGAAGAGAAGGCGGTAGAGGAACAGAGATTACTACATTGCCTGGTGGAGAAAATCTTGGGCAGATAGATGATATCTTATATTTCCAGAAGAAATTATACAAATCTCTTAATGTTCCAGTAGATAGATTGGAACAAGAATCTAACTTTGCTTTAGGTAGAAGTACCGAAATCTCTAGGGATGAAGTTAAGTTTAAGAAGTTTATTGATAGACTTAGAAAGAGATTTAGTGATTTGTTTAGACAAACTCTAAGAACTCAATTATTGTTAAAAGGTATTATTACTAAACAAGATTGGGACGAGTGGAAAGAACAGATACAGTTTAACTATATCGAAGATAACTATTTCTCAGAATTGAAAGAAGCTGAGATATGGAAAGAAAGATTTGATATGTTAAGTTCAGTAGAAGAGTATATTGGTAAGTATATCTCACATGAGTGGGCTGCTAAGAATATTCTAAAACTGGATGATGAAGCGAAGAAAGAAATGGAAGACCAGATTAAAGCTGAAGTTGCAGCAGGTATGCATAAGTCAGATGAAGATGATTTCTAGTTCTTGAAATACTTTTTTTTATAAATATATAAACAAGGAAAATATAAAATGACAATTGATAATTTAATTGATAATTTGAAAAATGGCGACAATGTTTCTGCTAATAATGCATTTAATGGTATTATGGCAGATAAATTATCCGCGGCTTTAGATGCTAAGAAGATTGAAGTAGCATCATCTTTACAAGATAGAGTCGTAGATGATACCGATAAGGAATAAATAAATGCTTTCTTTTGTAGAGCTAAGAGAAAAAGTTGCTAAGTTAGCCCCTGGCGAGAAACAGGTGAAGGCTTATAAAGGCGGCAAAAGAAAATCACTAGATATAGTTATCGCTAAGAAGGGCAACAAGTTTGCTGTCTATGTAGATAATGAAAAACTAGATGATAACTTTAGAAATGCAAAGGATGCAGAAAAATCAGCTAATGATTTTATTAAGCTGATGGGAGAAGAGCTAGAATGAAGCTTATAGCCGAATATTTAGAAACAGACCTTGAGGTCATACAAGAAGCACGTAAAGACGGTTCGAAAGGATATGTTATTGAAGGTGTTTTCATGCAGGCCAATAGAGAGAATAGAAACAAAAGAACTTATGACAAGACCGTATTAGAGTCGGCTGTTAATAAGTATGTAAAAGAACAAGTAAAGACTGGTAGAGCCGTTGGTGAATTAAATCACCCAGACGGACCAACTATCAATCTTGATAAAGTTTCACACAAAATCACTGAACTCCGCTGGGAGGGAGATGACGTTGTGGGAAAAGCATCAATACTTAAAACCCCTATGGGAAAAATAGTTGAAGGATTATTAGAGGGTGGTGTTAAGCTTGGTGTTTCAAGTCGTGGTATGGGAACTCTTGTACAGAAGAATGGTACACAACATGTTGGTAAGGATTTTATGCTTGCAACCGTTGACATTGTTCAAGACCCTTCAGCGCCTGGTGCTTTCGTAGATGGCATCATGGAAGGCGTAGATTGGGTTTGGAATAATGGTATCCTTGTGGCACAAGAAATTGAAGAAATTGAGACTGAAATAAAAGAAGCTAAAAATATGAATTCTGCGGACGTAGAAATCAGAGCTTTTAAGAATTTCCTCTCTAAACTAAACTCTAAAATATAGGAGAATGTTATGTCAATCGACAATAAAGTAGAAGAGCTTGTTGAAGACATTGCTAGTGAAGAGCTTACTCAAGAAGAAGAGCTCGTTGAAAATGAGAATTTAGACGAGGAATCTCTTGAAGAGAAGGCAGCTGCTAAATCTGAATCGGAAGATGAAGATGTAAAAGAAGAAGAGGAAGAAGAGGATGAGGTTAAAGAAGCCGCTCCAGAACTTTCTGTTCCTAAAACTAAAGCAGGTGTTATTCAAGCCGCAGTAGAAATGTTGAAGAAAGCACGTAAAGAAGATGCACAAAAACTTTACGCAAAAATGGCAAAAGTTGACGAGGCCGAAGATGATGGCTCCGTTGGCAAAGCAATTGCTGCAGTCAAAGGTAAAACGAAAGATGAGCCTAAGGTTAAAGCAAAAGTTGAATCAATTGATTTTGATGAAGACCTAGATGCACTAGTACTAGAAGAAGCAACCCTTTCTGAAGGATTCAGAGGAAAGGCCGGAGCTATCTTCGAAGCAGTATTAACATCTAAGTTGACAGAAGAAGTTGAAAGATTAGAAGCCGAATACGTGCAAAATCTTGAAGAAGAAGTTTCTCAAGTTCAATCACAGCTAGTAGAGAAGGTAGATTCTTACCTTTCATACGTTGTTGAAAATTGGATGAAGGAAAATGAAGTCTCAGTAGTTAATGGTCTTAGGACTGAAATTGCTGAAGAGTTTATGTCTTCACTTCAAAAAGTGTTCACAGAACATTACATTGATGTTCCAGAAGGTAAAGTAGACCTTGTTGATGATTTATCAGAGCAAGTAGCTGAACTAGAAGGGAACCTTAATAAATCAACAGAAGATAATATCAGACTACATGAGTCCGTTCAAGAACTTGAAAGAGCAAATGTAATCAGAGAAAATTCTTTAGGTTTAGCTGAAACTGAAGCTGAGAAGTTAGCATCTTTGGTTGAAGATATTGATTTCGATAACAAAGAAACTTTTGAAATGAAAGTTAAAACTGTTAAAGAATCATACTTCACAAAAGAAGTTAATGAGAAGGCTGATGAAGTAAAAAGTCTCATTGGAAATGACTCAGTAGAAACTGCTGATGTTTCGGATTCAATGGCTAGATACACACAAGCTATTAGTAAAAACTATTCATAAAACAAATTAGGGGAAACTAAAAAATGTTTAATGCAGACTCACAACTCATGGAAAAATGGGGTCCTGTCCTAGATCACGAAAGTGCTCCAGGTATTCAGGATAAATACAAGAAAGCTGTTACAGCTAGATTGTTAGAAAATCAGGAAGTTGCTCTTGCAGAAGAAGCAGCTCAAATGCAAGGTAACTATATCTCAGAAGCGGCTAACGTAGTCGGTGCTGGTATGGGAGCCACAGCTGGTAATATTAAAGGATTTGATCCGGTACTTATCTCTCTCGTAAGAAGAGCTATGCCAAATCTTATTGCTTATGATGTTGCTGGTGTTCAACCAATGACTGGTCCTACTGGTCTTATCTTTGCTATGAAAGCTAAGTATGGTACTCAAGGCGGAGCGGAAGCTTTCTTTGACGAAGCCGATACTGACTTTTCTGGTGGTGGTACTCACGCTGCTGGACCTACTGGTCTTGAAGGCGAAACAGACGGTTCAGGTAATGATGGTGTCCTAGGTGATAACCTAGCTGATACAGTAATTACATCTGGTGCTGGTATTGCTACTTCAGCCGCAGAAGCTCTAACAGGTTCTGGGTTCGGAGAAATGGCTTTCACTATTGAGAAATCAACAGTAACTGCTAAGTCAAGAGCTCTTAAAGCTGAGTACACAATGGAACTAGCTCAAGACCTTAAAGCAATTCATGGTCTAGATGCAGAAGCTGAATTAGCTAATATTCTTTCTACTGAAATCCTTGCGGAAATCAACAGAGAGATGATTAGAACTATTATGGCTAAAGCTAAGTTGGGTGCACAACAAACTTCAGTAGCATTGAAAGGTGCTTTTGATGTTGCAACAGACTCAGACGGACGTTGGATGGTTGAGAAGTTCAAAGGACTTATCATGCAACTCGAAAGAGAAGCAAACCTTATTGCTAAGCAAACTAGAAGAGGCAAAGGTAACTTTGTTATCTGTTCTTCAGACGTTGCTTCAGCTCTAGCGGCTGCTGGTGTAATGGACTATAGTCCTGCTCTATCTACTGGATTACAAGTAGATGATACAGGTAATACTTTTGCTGGTGTTCTTAACGGAAGACTAAAAGTATATGTAGACCCATATGCAACTGCAGACTTTGCTTTAGTAGGTTACAGAGGTTCAAATCCGTATGATGCGGGTATGTTCTACTGTCCTTACGTACCATTAACTATGGTTAAGGCAATTGGCGAAAGTGATTTCCAACCACGTATCGGGTTCAAAACTAGATACGGTATGGTTACTAATCCATTCGTAGGCGCTGACGGCACTGGTGCTGACAGAGCTAACCCATACTTCAGAATCTTCAGAGTAGACGACATTATGGTCGACTAATCTTTAGTAATAAAGTATTTAAGAGAGTCCTTCGGGGCTCTCTTTTTTTGCGTATAAATAATATAGTAAGTAAATAAAAGGTATAAATACTAATATGACAACTACTAATAAAAACTTTTTAAGTCCTATAGGTTTTCAATTTTCTATAGACAAGAACAAATTTTCTAATTCAGAATATTTCTGTACTGGTGTATCTTTACCTGATATGGCAATTGCAGAAAGTCCTTTGCCATATAGAGGAGCCAACATTGCCTTTACGGGTGATAGAATTAATTTTGGTGACCTATCTATTACATTTAATGTAACAGAAGATATGGAAAACTACTTAGAGATGTTTAATTGGATGCATCGTATAGTTAATGAGAAAGAAGACCAGTCTGAAGACGCAGAACTACTAGTACTTAATTCACATTCAAACGTAACAAAAAGAATACATTTTTCTGATGTATTCCCTATTGCGATAACAGAACTTGCATTCGACACTCAAGGAACAGAAGTAGAATATCTACAGGCGACAGTAACATTTGCTTACTCAACCTTTGAATTTAAATAATGGTTTACATTTAGGTTATTTTGTAGTATAATAGAATAATCTAACAGTATACTTGGAGAATATTATGAACAGTTTAGAACAAATAATTGAAATGTGGAAAAAAGATTCCACTATAGATGAGATGGATTTAGGTAATGCATCCCGTGAATCAGCCAAACTTCATTCGAAGTATTTAGAACTATATACTGTAAATAAACTAAAACTAAAGAAGTTGGACTTGGATTTTAAAGTCTTACTGAAAGAGAAGTTTATGCACTATAATGGTAAACTAACACAAGAAGAAATGGACGATAAAGGTTGGTCTTATGACCCACTTAATGGTCTTACAGTATTAAAGGGAGATATGGATAAATGGTACGATTCAGACCCTCTCATTCAGGCTCATCAGGCCAAACAACACTATCAGCAAGAGATGGTTGATACTCTTAAAGAAATAATGGAAAACATCAAGTGGCGTCACCAATCTATTAGAAATGCAATTGATTGGCATAAATTCACTTCTGGTATGTAATGGAATATATAGAAAAGAAGTCTTGGAATTCTCTTACCCAATTAAAGAAATGGATAGAAGAAAACACTAAAGAGAAGGTTAAGTCCTTTGATGGTATCGTTTTAAGGACTAATAAATACTCTTATACAATGGCTTTTGGAAAGGTTAAATGGACAAAATTAAAGTAACAAAGAGAAATGAAAGCTTTCTCCAAATAGATGCTGACCCTGGTATTCTAATGGAATTAACAGAGCACTTCTGTTTCTTTGTTCCTGGTTATAAATTCATGCCCGCATATAAGAATAGAATATGGGATGGTAAGATTAGATTACTTGATATGAGGAAAAGAACTCTCTATTGTGGTCTGTTTAAGTATCTACAAGAATTTGCAGATGCAAGAGATTATACGGTTGAGGTAGAGTCAAGTAATTATGGAAGACCAGACACCTTTGAACCCGTAGATTTAGAACACATCTTAGATATGTTGACTTTAACTGCAGGTGGAAATAAAATAAAACCTAGAGATTATCAACTGGAGGCATTACACCATGCATTATCTAATAAAAAGTCACTGTTACTATCACCCACTGCAAGTGGTAAATCACTTATTATCTACATGGCCATACGAGCTTTCCTTGATAGTCATGATGGTAATGTCTTACTTATAGTACCAACCACATCTTTGGTAGAACAAATGTATTCAGACTTTGCTGATTATTCTAACCAAGATGAATGGAATGTAGAAGAGAATTGCCATAAAATATATGCAGGTAAAGAGAAATATAATATTGCCAATAGAGTAGTAATCACTACATGGCAATCCATCTATAAGGAAAGGTCAGAATGGTTTCAGCCTTATGGTATGGTTATTGGTGATGAGGCACATGCATTTAAGGCTAAGTCTCTCACTGCTATATTGGAAAAATGCACCGAGGCCAAATTTAGGATAGGCACTACAGGAACACTAGATGGTACCCAAACTCATCAGTTAGTGTTAGAGGGTTTATTTGGTCCTGTACATAAAGTAACAACTACTAAGAAGTTAATGGATAACAACGACTTAGCCCAGTTAGATATTAATATACTTCTATTAAAATATAAAGATGAATTCTGCAAAGAAGTATCAAAGAATTCTTATCAACAAGAGATGGACTTTATAGTACAATATGGTCCGAGAAACAACTTTATCGCAAATCTTGCATTAGGAAATGTCGGTGCCACACTCATATTATTCCAATATGTCGACAAACACGGAAAACCTCTACATAACCTTTTACAAGAAAAGTTTGATGAACTACCAAGAAATACTAGGAGATTATTTTATGTATCAGGAGAGACCGACGTGGATACGAGGGAGAAAGTACGAGAGATTACAGAGAAATCCAGTGACGCGATTATTGTCGCCTCTATGGGCACTTTTTCTACTGGGGTTAATATTCGTAATCTACACAACATTATATTTGCTTCACCAAGTAAGTCTCAAATTAGGGTTCTCCAAAGTATCGGAAGAGGATTAAGAAAGACAGATGATGGTAAACCAACTACTGTATATGATATAGCAGATGATTTACATTGGAAATCTAAGAAGAACTATACCTTGGTTCATGCGGCAGAGCGCATTAAGATATATGCTAAAGAGAAATTTAAGTATAAAATATACGATATAAATATATAAGTATGGAAATAAGACAGTTTAAATTATTAAATGGTGATGATATTATTGCCGTAATGAATACTAGATATGATGGTCATTATATCATTGAAAGGCCTGTATCGATAGGTCATGATATGTACGGCCGACTGGTATTCAGCCACTGGTTTCCACTCTCTAAACAAAACATCTTTAAACTATATAAAAATAGATGCATCCAGCATGTTTCTATAGCTAAGGACTTTGAAGAAGCTTACATTAAATACATCATGGATGAGGAACAACCTTATTCAAGTGATGAAGTTCTAAAAAGAATAGACTCCCTAAAGGAATCCCTCCTCAAGAGGGATGAAACACCTTATGATTATGATGATGAAGAAGAAGATGATACTGATACCGAACCTACAATACATTAAAAAGATAGTATACCCCTGTCTCCCCCGGAGATAATATATTATACTACACTTTTCGGCATTTGTAAAGGGGCTAAATGAAAAAAAATGAAATTAATTTATTTTAAAAAAGACTTTACATTGAACCGATTCTGTAGTATAATAATACTATTATTGGAGAAATAATTATGAAACCTAAACAAAAACCACATTACGTCAATAACAAGGAATTCTCACTCGCTGTAGTTGATTATGTTAAAGACTGTAATATGCATAAGGAGAAGGGAGTTGACTCACCTACAGTACCAGATTACATAGCCAAATGCTTTATTAAAATCGCAGAAGGCTTAAGCCATAGACCAAACTTTGTAAGATATACTTATAGAGAGGAAATGGTAATGGACGCTGTAGAGAATTGTCTAAGGGCTATAGGAAACTATAGAATTGAAACAGCAACTAGAACTGGTAATCCAAATGCATTCTCTTACTTCACCCAAATTTGTTACTATGCATTTATTCGTAGGATAACTAAAGAGAAGAAACAACAAGACATCAAGTTCAAGTTTATTGAAAAGATGGGTATTGATGATTTCGTATCTATGGGTATGGATGATGCAGGAGCAGCCGAAACTATGAACTATGTTGATACACTAAGACAACGTATTTCTACAGTTAAAGAGAAAGATAAAGCAGTTAAACAATTCGCAAAAGAGGAGAAGGCTAAAGAGAAATTAGAACTCTTTATGCTATAATATATGAAAGTAGCAATATTAAACGATACACATTGTGGTGTTAGAAACTCATCCGATATTTTTTTAAGATATCAAGAAAGATTTTATGAGGAGATATTTTTTCCTTATTTAAAAGAACATAATATCAAGAATATCTTACACCTTGGTGATTACTATGAACATCGCAAGTTTGTTAACTTTAAGGCACTTAATGCCAATCGTAAACACTTCCTAGAACCTATGAGAGATATGGGCATTACTATGGATATCATCCCTGGTAACCATGATGTATACTTCAAGAACACTAATGAATTATGCTCACTCAAAGAACTTTTAGGTTACTTTACAAGCAATGTGAATATTATTATGAAGCCAACAGTGCTAGATTATGACGGTCTTGGTGTTGCAGTTATCCCATGGATTAACAATGGTAATTATGAAGAATATACAAAATGGGCTATGAATTGTAAGGCACCTATCCTTGGAGCTCACTTAGAACTAAAAGGCTTTGAAATGATGGCTGGTATACCTAATCCTCACGGAATGAATGCAGATGTATTCTCTAGGTTTGAAATGGTTCTATCAGGACATTTCCATACTAGGTCTAGCCAGGGCAATGTTACCTATCTGGGTTCTCAAATGGAATTCACATGGGCGGATGTGGATGACCCCAAATACTTCCATATATTGGATACTGAAACTAGGGAAATTACTCCAGTTCGTAATCCAATTACTATGTTTAAAAAGGTCATATATGATGATAGTAAGACCGATTACAGTAAAATTGATGTAAAACAATTTGAACAAAAGTTCATCAAATTAATAGTTATAAATAAAAATGACTTATATATGTTTGACCAGTTTGTCGATAGACTACAATCTATTGAAACTTACGAGTTAAAAATTGCGGAATCATTTGAAGAGTATCTGGGAGAAAGCGTCGAGGACGAGAAAATATCCCTAGAAGATACTACGACCCTTCTTGATTCTTATGTAGAAGCAGTTGAGACTGACTTGGAAAAAGATAAGTTGAAAGTGGAACTGAGGACTCTATATACTGAGGCTCAAAACTTAGAGGTAGTATGATATATTTTAAATCATGTAAGTGGCAGAATTTTCTGTCAACAGGGACGGATGCAATAACAATCAGTTTAGACAAATCACCATCAACACTTATTGTTGGCCAAAATGGTGCTGGTAAATCTACACTATTAGATGCATTATCATTTGGCTTATTCGGTAAAGCTCATAGAGATATCGGCAAGGGCCAGTTAATTAATTCAATTAATAAGAAAGGAACCTTAGTAGAAGTAGAGTTCAATATTGGTAATTCAGAGTTTAAGATTGTTCGTGGTATTAAACCTAACAAGTTTGAAATCTGGCAGAATGGTAATATGATTAACCAAGCTTCTAATGCAAGAGACTTTCAAAAATACTTGGAAACAAATATTCTAAAGCTTAATCATAAGTCATTCCATCAGGTAGTGGTATTAGGTTCTAGTTCATTTATTCCTTTTATGCAATTACCGAGTTGGTCTCGCAGAAGTATTATTGAAGACCTCTTGGATATTAATATCTTTTCTAAAATGAATAATCTTTTAAAAGAAAAGAATGCTAAGTTGCGTGACAATCTAAATGATATTAACCACAGAATTGACTTGGTTAATACTAAGATAGATTCACAATCAAAATATATCAAAGACCTAGATGCTCTTAACCAAGAACAAATAGACAAGAATAGGGATTCTATAGAAACCTATAAAGACCAGATTGATAATACATTTAAAGAGTCACAAAAGCTAGGTAAGAACCTAACTTCACTCCTTGCCGATGAAGAACGCAGTCACAAGCATTTCATGGAGCGTATGAGTGAAGTTAAGTCACTAGATAAAAACCTAAATGGTAAAATTAAAAGTCTAGTAAAAGAAGCTCGTTTCTATGAAGATAATGATAATTGCCCTACCTGTGAGCAAGAGATTACAGCTGTAATTAAAGAAACCAAACTATCTGGTCTTAAATCTACTGCGGCAGATGTTCAGCTAGAGTTGGGTAAACTGGCCAAAGAAGTAGATACTACAGAGAAAGAAGGTATTCAAATCGCCAATAATCTTAATACACTAAGACAGCGTCAGGGTAAAATAAATTCTAATAACGAGAAGATATCATTACTGCAGAAAGAGATTACTAAAGTCCAGAAGGAAGTAAGTAATCTAAACAAGTTGACTGGTGATAGTGGTAAGGCTAAGAAAGAATTATCAGACCTCAAAGCAACCAAACAGAAAGCTACAGAAATGAAGTTAGAATATGTAGAAGAACGCACGTACAATGAAGTTCTCGGCGAGATGTTGAAAGATACCGGCATAAAGACTAAAGTTATTAAGCAGTATCTACCCGTTATGAACCGACTGATTAACCAATATCTACAAGTGCTAGACTTTTTCGTGGCGTTCCATTTAGATGAAAACTTCAATGAGACCATCAGGTCAAGACACAGAGATTCCTTTAACTATGCATCATTCTCAGAAGGTGAAAAGCAACGTATAGATTTATCACTGCTTTTTACTTGGAGACAAATAGCTAAGATGAAGAACTCTGCTGCTACCAATCTACTTATCCTAGATGAAACCTTTGATAGTAGCTTGGACGTTGATGGTGTTGACAATCTAACCAAAATTCTCTCAACGCTAGAAGATGGCACCAACGTATTCATTATCTCGCATAAAGGTGATATCCTAGAAAACAAGTTTAGGTCAAAGATTGAATTCTTCAAGCATAAAAACTTCTCTAAGATAGCCTAGTTATATACATATAACAAAATATTCTAAGAAAACCGAAATTAGTTGTTTACAAGGCATGAAATGCATAGTATAATATACTCTTAGAAATTAGAAGATTAACGGCCCTTAGCTCAACTGGATAGAGCAACAGCCTTCTAAGCTGTAGGTTTCAGGTTCAAGTCCTGAAGGGTCGGCCAAACAAAAGGAAAGACAATGTTATATTCAGGTTATATGTTTCAAATAAATGAACATGGATTAAAGATGATGGATAAAGAACAAGGTGAAATGATTATCCTTGGAAATACACCCTTTAAAGAAGGAGATGTATTTACCCTAGTTGAATGTGAGGACGGGAGACTTTATTTTAAGCGAACTTCTTGCCCTAATCAGATGGAATTAGACTTTGACTAAACCATTTGTTACATTTGTGTTACATTTATGTTACATTTATGTAAAATCTTTAAAAAAAATGAAAAAACCTCTTTACATTCTATTTAATGCGTAGTATAATATACTTATAAATTAAAAGAGAAACCTATATTATGATGAATTATGAATCCAGCCTCCTACCAAAACTCTTGGCTAAAGAGAACATTACTATTAGACATGGTAACTTCAACACAGCCTGGTTTGATATCAAGAACAGAACACTCGGTCTTCCATTGTGGAAAGATATGGGTAAAGATGTTTATGACCTTCTAATCGGCCACGAAGTTGGACATGCTATAGAAACACCATTCGAAGGTTGGCACGATAGTCCAGAAAAATTAGAGGGTTGCCCAAGAACATATATTAATGTAGTAGAAGATGCAAGGATTGAAAGAAAAATCCAATCAAGGTATCCAGGGCTTGTAAATTCTTTTAATAAAGGTTACAAGAAGTTATTAGATAACGAGTTCTTCGGTCCTCTTGATGATGTAGATTATGACCAAGTCAAACTCATTGATAAGATTAACCTTAAAACTAAATTAGGCTCTCTTATAGAAGTACCATTCAGTTCAGAAGAAGCTGTCTTTCTAACCAGAGCAAATACTACTCAAACATTTGATGAAGTTGTTCAGTTAGTCAAAGACATTCTAAAGTTTACTCAAGATAATACACCAGAGCTCATTCAACAACCAGAGCCTGAACAAGACATTGATAATTCGGAAGAAGAAAGCCAAAACAAAGAACAAGAAGAATCAACTATTCCTAGTGGCCATGATGATTATGAGAAAGAAGAATCAGAAGAGAAATCTAATCAAACCACTCAAGGCGACCAATCTTCAGGAGAAGATGTTACAGAAGAAGAATCCGAAGAAGAAACTACAACATCGGCCGCTCAACCAGAACATCAGGAAGCAGATGTTTCTATCACAGACAGAATCTATAGGTCAAAAGAAAAGTCACTAATTGAAACTAGCGATAACGGAAAATCTCCTCTAGTAGTTAGTCAAGTATCCAAAGAAAATATCTCAACTTCAATCGTTCCTTTTAAACAGTTAATGAAAGATAGAGAAAATGAAGCTAAGAGAATGGCAGATCATTATGAGTCCAGCTGGATAGAGCTTCTTGATGATTATCCTTCATATATGAAACAGCTTAAAAAGAATGTTCAACCAGCCGTTAGAGAATTTGAAATGAAAAAAGCGGCCACACAGTGGTCAAGAGCTACAGAAGCTAAGACTGGAAACATCAATGTCAATAAGTTATGGTCATATAAAACTAATGATGATATCTTTCTAAAGGCTACTAAGTTACCAAATGCCAAGTCTCACGGCATGGTGATGTTGGTAGACTTTTCAGGGTCAATGTCAAGTTCAATGAAATATGTAATGGATCAAATACTTCACACGGTTATGTTTTGTAAAGCAGTTAATATACCTTTTGAAGTTTATGCCTTTACTACTGCCGGCGGCTGGAGATATGATGAAGAAAACTATGTAAGAAGGTCTTACCTTAAGGGTGACCTAGATATGGACGACCTAGCAATGCCTCTTCTGGTTAGTTCAGAAATGAAGAAGGCCGAGTTTATCGAAGCTACTAAGTATCTTTACCTTAGAACAACTAGTAGTCGTTACCTCTCATTTCCAATTGGGGCTTCAGAACAGTGGGGCTCAACACCATTAAATCAAGCGTTAATAGTTTGCCATGATATCTTAAAGAAGTTCAAGACTAAACATAATATTGAAAAGTTAAACTTCTTAACCTTCACAGACGGCGATAGTAACAGACTCCAAGTTCACGGCGTTGATTACTACAGTATGTCAGATGATGTCAGATTAATAGTTCAAGGTAAGATTATTAAAACTACTAGAAATTCAAGTACTAAAATGACCAGTGCTCTCTTAGATAATATCAAGAAGATGTATAATACTACCAACCTCGGATTCTTCATGGCTGAAGATAATAGAGAGTGGAAATCAAGAGTCAATGACTTATACTGGAGAAACAGTAACTTAGCAAATTGTTATGAAGAGTTTAGAAAAGAAACAACAAGAGAGTATACCAGAAACAAATGTATTGAAGTCAAAGATGTATATGGCTACGATACTTACTACATGGTAAAAGGTGGTAAAAACCTTAATACCGAAGAAGATGATTTCGAGGTTTCAACCGAAGCTTCAGATGCCCAGATTAGAAATGCTTTCAAAAAGTTTTCTAAATCTAAAAAGACTAACAAGGTGCTTCTCACCAAATTTGGAGGAGCAGTGGCTTGAAAAAGATGAAAATAAATGAATTATTTTCAGCAAAACACTTTACAAGCCATATAAAGCCTGTTATAATATACTAGTAAATTAAATAAATGGAGTAACTTATATTATGAATACAATGAAAAAATCAACTCAAATTATCCTTGAAACTCTCAGTCAAAGGTTCCCAGACCAGACAGAGTTTAAAAGAGCCCAAATCAGTGATACAGCTGACTCATTGGGTTATTCAAGAAAAGACTTCTGGGACTTAATCGATGCTAAGATTAGAGTTAAACCTGGGGTTTATGACTTATCGGCAATGATTGTCCCAGTCACAAAAGAACCAGTAACTGGTTTCTCTAACGTGGTTAAGATGCAATCAATAGTAAATGAAGAATTAAACTTTGCCAAAAAAGACCCAACATTCGTACCATGGGGTGCCTTTTCAGATGTGGTTAAAATCCTAAAATCTGAAATGTTCTACCCAGTCTATGTATCTGGTTTATCAGGTAACGGTAAGACTTTCATGGTTGAACAAGCGGCCGCTAAACTTGGTAGAGAGTTCATCAGAGTTCAAATTAATCCTGAGACGGATGAGGACGACCTACTAGGTGGATTCAGACTTATTAATGGAGAAACAGTATTCTCTAAAGGGCCAGTTCTTAAGGCCATGGAAAGAGGAGCTATTCTTCTACTGGACGAGGTCGATAGAGCGACTAACAAGATTATGTGTTTACAAGGTATCCTAGAAGGAAAACCAGTACTAGTCAAAAAGACTGGCGAGGTAGTAGAACCAAGTCCAGGATTTAATGTTATTGCCACAGCCAATACTAAAGGTAAAGGTTCGGAAGACGGCAGGTTCACAGCCGCTTCAATTATAGATGATGCTTTCTTAGAAAGATTCACTGTAGCAATCGACCAGGCTTTCCCAAGTCAATCAGTAGAAAAGAAAATCGTTGCCAAACATATGGAAAAATTCGGCAAGACAGATGTAGAGTTTGCTGAGAAACTAGTATCTTGGGCAGACATTATCAGAAAGACATTCTATGATGATGGCGTTGACGAGGTAATTTCAACTAGAAGGTTATGTCACATAGTCCAAACTTTTTCTATCTTTGATAACAAGATGAAGGCAATCGAATTATGTATTGCAAGGTTTGATGACGATACTAAGGCCGCCTTCTTAGACTTATACACTAAAGTGGATTCTGGAGTAACATTCGAAACAGAAGAAACTTGGCCAACCGAGGAAACAAATGAAACAAAATTCTAATCCAGATTACAAATTTAACGAGGGGGCTCTTATTGAAGAGCTCCATCAATACATAGATTCAACCTATAACGCTCATTATGGTCAAGGAGGACTTCAGTCAAGTGAAGTTATCATCGACCGAGGACATGGCCTAGGATTCTTCTTAGGAAATGTAGATAAGTATAATGCACGTTATGGCAAGAAGGGTGATACTCCTGAGGAGTGGCGCAAAGACCTGATGAAGGTTCTACATTATGGATTACTTGCTTTATATGAGCATGATAGAAATAATGCAAAGTAATTACATAAAAGGGTTTACAAATGCCCCAAAGTGTAGTATAATATAAACTATTAAATAAATGGAGATGCAAATGCAACTATCAAATGAAACCCAGGCTCTTCTCGCCAATTTTGCTACTATCAATGCAAACATGGTTCTGAAACCTGGTCAACAACTAAAAACTATTTCCGAGGCCAAGAACATTCTGGCTATCGCGAATATCACCGAGGACTTTCCTGCTGAGATGGGTATCTATGACCTTAACGAATTCTTATCAATTCATGGTCTTATTGAAAACCCTACAATGCAGTTCGAAGAAAATGCTGTACTCTTTAAAGATGATACCAATAAGGTAAAATACTTCTTTGCCGCGTCCAGTATTCTTACTACTCCAGAGAAGGATATCACAATGCCTTCAACAGATGTAGAAGTTCACTTTACAGCTGACACAATTGCTAAGATTAAGAAGGCTGCTAACGTACTAGGTCATATCGATATGGCTATTGTCGGCGGTGAGAATGTAACTGTTCAAGTATTTGATGCAAAAGATTCAAGTGCAAATACTTATGAACTAGACCTAGGTGTTAACACATCTGGTTCAAACTTTAACTTTGTCATGAACATTGCTAACTTAAAGCTTGTTGATGGCGATTACAACGTATTTATTTCATCTAAGTTGATTTCAGAATGGCGTAATACTAATTTACCTGTAAATTATTTTATTGCTTTAGAGAAATCAAGTACCTATGGTGTATAAATACTATATGAATTCTCATAATATTATGAGGATAATACGAGAAGATGCCGAATTGGTCGGGTCTCTCATAATTAGTCTACTTTGCAAAGGAGAAGAAAATGACTGAAGAAGTAATGGCACCACAAGGTGCAGAGGAGCAACAAGCTCCACAACTGTCTCTACAAGACATCGCAACTTTCGTCCAGGTAATTGATATCTGTTCAAAAAGAGGTGGTTTTGAAGGGCCAGAGCTAGAGGCCGTTGGTGGTCTTAGAAATAGAACTGTAGCATTTCTAAATGCCGCGGCTCCAAAAGATGGTGAAGTACCTGAAGGACAAGTTCCTGTGGAAGAACCATCTGTTGAAGAGGTTACTGCTGAAGAAGCATAATCGAACTAGCCATGAGTGTGGGGGTGGCTCCCCCATATTTTTATTAATTAATGGATTTATATTATGAATACAAATGAAGTCAAGGCTCTTATCTCTGCCTTACAAAACGGGATAGTAAACATAACCTTTAAGAAAATCATTACAGATGAAATTCGTGTAATGGAATCTTCACTTAACCCAGATATCTTGCAAGAGAACGGAGTAAAAACAATACTGGAAAGTATTTCGCCAGACTCGGACCACATCGCAGTGTGGTGTTTAGATA